CCGCTTTAAAGGGAAAGATACCCTCTCCAAACCCAAAGTTAATTGGGACGTACGAAGGGGACTAACATCCCCATCTCACGACTGGATGGATCCATCGCTTGCGATAGACCCATCTCCCGACACCCTTGCTTAACGTCTGTCTGCCAGTTTTGAGGCTAGCAGAGTAGACAGGGTGCCGGAGCTTGTGAGCGAGTAAAGCTGTCTCGTAAGCTCGTCGTTGGACCTCTTTGTAGACCAAAACAGTGCAACAAATGCCACTGTTAGGGTTACCACTAGGAAGCCAACTAAGAGGAACGAGAAAGCCATCATCGCCATCGGAACCCAGGGGAATTGCTGGGCAAGTTCTTCCATTAAGCAAATCCTTAGAAAAATCGAGGATAGCTCGATGAGCCGAACGAACCATACAATCCCTCCAGGAACCGAATTCGCGCATCGAGTAGCGAACCAACCGGTTTGCTAAACGAATGAGCTCGGGCAAAGAGTTAACAACCCTCTTTTGATATACGGGTGTGACATCAAACCCATTGAAGTAATGCTTTCCGCAGGACTCCCGAAAGGGTCCATCAAGAAAGCTCTTCTCAGGGTTGGTGTCGAACCCACACTTCTGAAGAACGTCTATCAGATAGTGCGCCATTTGCGAAGGGACGATTAAGTCATCTCCGTAAACGGCAATATCGCCCGGACTGCCCAACTCTTCCTGCACTGATACGCAGAAAGACCAAAAGATTAGCGTTTCTAACTCGAAAGTGAATGCATTTCCCATAGAGGAAAACTTCTCTAAAGGAATCCATTCACCGTCGACCCGGCTCGACTTAGAGCGTAGGTCATCGAGAAAGAAAGCCCAATCTAAAGGGAGCAGTGAATACACAAGTTCGCGTGAGATTGTGTCGGAGGCTGCCTTTAAGTCTAAGGTAGCCAAACCATCTCTAGCAGCTCGCGCCGCTAAAGTCTGGTTTCTGGACTGATCATCCAGATCGACACCGAATTTTGCTAAGCGTTTACGCATAAAGCGTCCAACACCTTGCTGGAGAAAACCATTTCCAGTAGGCTCGGCAGCTATACAGCGATCAGTCTTAGCATTTTTCGGCACCGTCAAGAACCTGTTTCCTTTGACAACCTTAAAGCAACTTCGTGTAAGCGAGAACGGTCCGTCTGGCCTTATTCCCGTAAGGGCTTCAGCCCAGTGAGGATCGGACTCGATTACTGCTTTAAGGTATCGCAGGGCAGGATCAGTTACGGTCATCGTACGAGAGATTTTATTGTCCAGGCCGCTATTTCGACGTAAGTCGAAAGTAGCACCTGGGCCCCAACGACTATGGTCCAGAACAACGGCTACCTTAAGTGGCCCTAACACTTGAGCAATTTTTCTCTGCGCTCGATGAATAATCGAGAGCAGTCCTCGGTCTTTCGACGGGGATTGCATCAAGGAGGTTAGGAAACCGTTGGTTGCCTTGCACCGAACCTCGGAAGCTCTCCAGCTACCGAGTGCAACGGCACGGGTATCTATCCCAGTCTCAAGCCCTTCATACTTCGAAAGGAAAGAGGTTATGAAATAGTCAAGCCCGAAACCGTAAGACGTCGCATAGTCGAGCGGTCTAACTGGTGCTAACTCAAGCATTGACTTTTGGTCATACTTGTAGCACAGCCAGACAGCCAAGGACCTCGGCGTATCGATACGCTCACATAGGGAACGGACAACCGTCCCTAAGAGTCTATCACTAGGCTTGTGAGTCATCGAACCTACCTCTAGTTGATTAAACTAGGAAGCTGATTTCTTCTTAGTAACAGCAGCAGCAGATAACCCTTTCTCCTTACGGAGATTGAGGTAGGTGCTGTAGCCGTACGTAAGAAGATGCAGAATCAGCTCTACTATCTTTGAGTTCATAGAACTCTACCAAATGCCTTGCAAAGTCTCCACAAGCGCCACCACTTGGGTGTCGTTCTGAAGATTGTAAGACATCTTCCGCAGATCCTTACGGTTCTGCAGACTCGATCGCTCCGGAAGAACATACTCCGTAAAGCATCGAGGCGTGTAAGATAGGGTAGGCGCAGGACTGATCCCAGAGATTGTACTGTTAGATACATTCTCCAAGATTGGTTCATGCAGGCCGATTACGGCACGAAGAACACGATTCTGTGAGTTCTCGCCAGGCTTCGGCGCCGGAGGGCGTTTCAGCTCCATGCTGATCCGCCAATATCCGATCGGAGAAGCTTGGCTTTGATCCTCGAACCAGAAGATACTCGCGTTTTTCGCGTCAGGTCCAATTGGAACAAAGGTGTGATTTACAGGTGTACCCTGTGCGTCCGCTAGGACGATGTTTGCTGCTGCGGGCATCGATGCCTCGTAGTGGTGGACTCAGGCAAGCCAAAAGTCCGGGGTTCATAATCAGAAAATTCTGATTATGGTTTTCCTCGAGGGACAGTCAGCTCTCGACGTAGTCTGTTGGGATTTACTGATCTCCCTAAGAGAACTTGAGAGCTTAAGGCCCAAGCGGAGATCCACCTCTGCCATCCCAATTTAACCTTAAATTGGGGCAGCTGAGGAAGAGGAGCCGACGATAGGACAGATCTACTAAACTCGATACGACGGCGGTAAGCCTTTGTATCATATTGGTAGACCTCTGTAAACGGTTGACCCCAAGAATGAAATTCTTCCTTGGCTTCAACAGCATACAGCTCGTCAATATAACCAGATACGAATCGGTTATAGAGATACGAGGTCTCAAGATTTCGCAGCGTAGATCCGATGTCGTAAAACCAATCCACGACAAAGGAGTACGGCATCAACTCCCAGGCAATGGATACTGGGTTTAAACTTGACCACCTTGCGGCGTCAAGAATACCCCCAGCAGCCTCATACCAGAGAGTAATGCGACAGCCAGCCTTTCCCTTACAAGTCGTAAGCATATCGACTTGTCCGATGTTGGCGAAGCCTCTGCGAGTCCTGAAGTCGGAGAATGTCTCTTTCGCAACCGAGGTTATGGTACGGTTTTTGCGCTGCGTCTTATTACCGACGAGCTCATTAGCCGCACCATAACATGAGGAGAGAAGTGGCCTCCACCCATATTGGTACTCAAGCCATTCATTAGCCCATCGACGAGGACCCCACCCTCCAAGGTACCTTTCCCAACGACGCAGCTGTCTAAACATGCGATACGTTTGAGCCCGCTCAGCGAGGTCGACCGCAAGGTCGAGATCGCCGCGTAGCTTATCGTAAGCACGTGAGAGAGCTGAGTTATATAGGTCGGTACGATTGTAAGGTGGAATACTGACGCCACCGTTTCCGGGAGGACCGTACGGCAATCGATAAGGAATATCTTTCTGGAAATTCGAAAACGAGGTGTACCAGCGACTAGTACCGTAGTGATACCGGTGCCTATCAATGGTATATCCCCACGGATTCGGATCCACAAAGTTTCCATGAACGTTTGTCGGCGGACAGATGACTACATCATCTAGGATGCGATTCACGCCCAAACTTGCACCGGTCATACGATCGATGAAAGGACGGGTAAGAAGAACATTCCTAGACTTCATAACCATCTCCAGAGTAGTGGTTGAAAAGGGCTAAAGATGACACCCCCAAGGAAAATCCACGACCCCTAACTTGGCGTGCGTGCTAAGTCCCTAAGTCCTCGGACAAGATTTGCTACCTCCTGATCAGTCAAATTAACCAGCTCTTCATCGGACAAGGCCTCATAAGCGAGGCCGCGTTCATGAAGAATCTGGATAAGAGAATGATAGTTGGAAAACAAAACTCGACGAGTGAGTTCAGGGTTCATAGTACGCTCCTAGTTAGTGGCATACTAACATCCGTTACTATGCACTAAGTGCAGGGAGCTCGGATGCTGGTTGTGGAAGCCCC